AATTTCTAATTTATTATTAGGTATTACTCTAGTAGACCGGGGGACCTATGATACAAATATTAGTTATAATTCGGGCGATTACGTCTATATAACCCATAATAATCTTAATTATTACTTTGTTGCTAACGGAGTAAATATAACTACCCAACCACCGAATGCCCGATATTGGATTGCGGACCAATGTTCGAAAAAAATTAGGGGATGCGAATACCGTTTCGCTCTGGGTGGATCGGCCCAAGGAAATATAACTTTAGGGAATATACCATTCGGAGGTTTTACTGCGGTAACAAGATTTAGTTAATATGTTAAGTATGGAATTAAGAAATCAGATTAAGAACTATGCCTTGGAGAACAAAGGGGTAGAAATATGTGGGTTATTATTAGTCTCTGGTAATTCAACCTTTATTTATAAATGTAAAAATATTTCATCAGATAAAACAAAATTCTTTGAATTAAGTCCGCTTGATTATTTAAGGGGGTGGCAGGAAGGGAAAAACGAAATTGTTGGAATGTTTCATAGCCAAATGAGCGTAAAGCCGTCTCACTTAGATATTATTAATTACCAAAATCATAGAATTCCTTCCTATATCTATTCTTTTGATGCTGATGATATTATTGAGGTTACGGATAAACACCTAAAATATAATAAATATTTGGGATATCCATTTGAGATCGGAAAACGAGATTGTTTTTCTTTAGTGGTTGACTTTTATCAGGATGAAAAGAAAATAACTATTTTTGATTATCCAAGGAAAGATAACTGGTACAAAGAAAATCCTGATATTATAAAAGATAATTATCAGAAGGAAGGTTTCATTAGTATTGAATTAACAGAAATAAAAGAAGGGGATATTTTAGAAATCAACAACTACCATTTTGGAATATATCTAGAGAAAGATCTATTTCTAAGCCATGAGCGCGGGAAGTTTTCTAATATTCAGAAACTAACAGATATGTTAAAGAAAAGAATAACCAACGCCTACAAATATAATAGATAATATGACAAAAGATTTAGTTGATGTAAGATTGTTTGGGGTTTTAGGAGATGAGGTTGGCCATAACTGGAAATTAGCCGTTAAAAATCTCTCGGAGGCAATGAGATTTATCGAAATGAACACAAAGAAGTTGTATAAAACATTATATAATTTTGATAAAAAAAATATAAAATATGAGGTTATTATTAATGGTCGCAAATTTAAGTCAGATAAAGAATTAACAGTAGAAAATCTCGAAGACGTTTATGGCTCGGAATTAATGATTAATTATGGCGATTTAAAAACAATAGATATTATTCCGGTATTGGAGGGCGCGGACTCTGACGCTTTTCAGCTTATCTTAGGAGTAATATTAATTATAGTTGGCCTTGTTTTCCCGTACGTTTCGGCTATTGCTATTCCGGCGGGAATAGCGTTAATAGCGTCCGGGGTTATTGGATTATTAAGTTCGCCGCCTAAGTTTGACGACTTCCGAGAAATTGATCAGGGTGGTAAAGTTTCTTACTTATTCTCTGGCCCGGCCAATATTGTTGGTGAGGGTGGGCCAGTTCCAGTCGGATATGGGCGGGCAATCATTGGAAGTCAAGTTATAAGCGCCGCCTATGTTATTGTAGATTACGATGTTAACGACCCGAGTTCGACTATTCGTAACGAATATGGGGGTCTGATCCCAAGGAAACCACCGCAACAGAAGTAATATGGCAGGAGAAATAGAACCAAAAGAGGGAATTTTATTAGCCAGTCCTTGGCTGCCCGGCGGGACTGGGATTGACTATTCTGCGGTCTATGCTTGGCCGTCTTGGTCGCCTAATAATGCTTTAGAAATTGTATCATTGTCAAAATCTCAAATCGAAACAATGGATATTTGGTCCGAAGGTCCAATTGGCGGACCAGTTAGTGGAATATATACCTACTCGGGAAACTTAGGGGAAGTCGGGTGGAGGGATAGTAGCTTTTCTGGCTACGCTGTTCCTAGCGCCGCTTATACAGGGCTAGGATTTCTAAGATCAGTATATTGGAATCAAATTCCAGTTCTTAGTGATGATGCTCAGTTTAATTTTCAAAGTGTTGATGTTAAATATGCGGTTGGATTACCGAACGGAAGTGTTTTACAAACATTGTCCCCTTTTCAAACTGTTAGTAGGTCACTTGGGGAAAGACTAATCGCTGGAGCTGCTAATGCCAAAGTTTATCGAATTCTAAATAAGGACTGTCGTGGGGTTGTTGTTAACGTTAAGTTTCCACAGTTAGCGACATATGCTGCGGCGGTTCCGGGGCGAGCAAGGGTAGATTATTCAATTTCCTATCGCCCGGTTTATCATAATAAGCCGACGATTAGTTTTATTCTATCAAAGATTGAATCTATTTTTGGAAAAATTGTCATTTCTAATGGATATGTTCGTAGTACGAGAATTGATTTTCCATCGAACTTTTTAACTGATCCACAGTTCATTGGATGGGAATTGAAAATCGAAAGAACTACTCCAGAATCTACCCTAACAACACTAAGAAACGTTACTTACATGGAGAGCCTAACCGAAATTCAGGGGAATGTCTATACTTTCCCTAATTCGGCAATTATTAGAAGCTTGTTTGATGCCCAGTTCTTCAATGCCATTCCAGAACGAGCTAGTGATGTTGAACTATTAAAAGTTAAGATTCCGGGTAATTATAATCCTCGGTTAAAAACTTATAATATAACTGGGTTTGCCACGATAAATAGTGGGTGGAATGGAGAATTTGCTACTGGCAGGCATTGGACGGATAACCCGGCTTGGTGTTATTATGATTTATTGACAAATAAAAGATATGGGCTAGGAAAATTTATTGATCCAGATTTTGTAGATAAGGCGTCTTTATATGAAATTGGCAAATATTGCGATGTGTTAGTAAGCGACGGATATAGGGGTTTGGAGCCAAGATTTTCTTGCAATACGTGGATTGCGTCGAGAGAAGATGCCTACAAAGTCATTAATGATATGGCTTCGGTTTTTAGAGGCCTCACTTATTATGCTAATGGATTAATTTATGCCACTCAAGATGCCCCCAAAGAGGCTGGAATAGTATTTACAAACGCTAACGTTGAAGAGGGTAACTTTTCTTATTCAACAACTAGTCGAAAAACAAGGAATTCAGTTGCAATAATTAGATATAATGATCCAAAAAACTTTTATAAACCAGCGGTTGAATATGTAGAAGACTTTGAATCTATTCGAAAATATGGGATACGAGAAATTGAATTAACCGCCTTTGGTTGTACTAGCCGTGGTCAGGCGATTAGATTCGGTAGGTGGGCCTTATTAAGTGAGAAGCGGCAACTAGAGTTTCTTAATTTCGTGACTAGCATTGGAGAGGCTTCCTATTTAAAACCTGGGGATGTATTTAAGGTTCATGACGCCAATCGTAAAGCTAAGAGATATGGAGGGCGGACAGTAAGCGTTGAGAATCTTAACTCAACTGGCTCGAATGTCCTATTAGACTATAGAGTAGACTTAGAGCCAAATGTAGAATACAAAATCTCTTTTATTACCCCTAGTTATAATTACAATTCTTCTCAAGTTAGTGGGTTAGGGTCAAACGACGTAGGTGGAATAAATCGTTCTTTCTTGCAAACCTTTAATTTCTCTGGGTTCCAAGCTGTTGCAACCGGGAATAGAACATTTCTAAACTTATATAGCGGATTTAATTATTCAGATTACAAAGTAACTGGATCTCAAACTTGGCTGATAGACTTATCTGATTTATATAGTTCTTATAGTGGAAATAGATATTTTGCGAATAGTGATTATGACTATTATTCGGTGGTAGGTATTGTCGAAAAAGACACAAATAAATTTGGTATTAATGCCATCCAATATAGCAACGAAAAATATCCCGAGATTGAATCTGGTCTGTTATTTACGAAGACGATATTAAATCAAAACAAAATTCCTGGCTCCCCAACTAATTTAAGTTTAAATGTTTATAATATAGCCGCGAATACAAAAAAAATTGCCTATACGTTTTTAGCTAACGATACGGCCAATACTACTTCTTTCAAAGTTTATTCTAAGGTTAATCAGTTTCCTAATAATAGTGTCCCTGATAATTCTTATCTAATTAATGCTTTGCCCCCGAATCAAACCTATGGAGAAATGGACGCAACCGAAACTGGAACTTTTCATTTTCGTGTTTATGCTGTAAATGATAACTTCGGGACTTATTCTCCCAGCTTTGCTAGCGGGTCTTGTAATATTTATAGTTACGAACCAATTAGGGACGTAATTATTGGTGGTATGACGGTCCAAAATATAACGGGGTTATATAGTGGTGGAGCTATAAATGGCCATTTAACAGTTCTAACCGATAACGATGCTAATCCAACTTTTAATTGGCAAGTAGGATCTAATAATCCATTTGTTAACTTGGACTCTTTACTATATCGTGTTACAGTTATCGAAGAAACGCATGGCTCTCGCGTGCCAACCAATCCATTCGTTTATCAAGAAACCGGAATAATTTCACCAAGCTGGCAATTTACTTTAGATAAAAATTTAATAAGTAGCGGTGGCCCTTATCGTAGTTATAAAGTTACTGCGGAAGCGCACGACGCAAGCGGAATGACTTCGGCTGGGAATAGGATTGGAGTTAATGATAATGGGTGGCTGGCCAATCCGAATGGTTATGATATTATTGCTATTAGTAACCCAAGACAAACTGGAATCGAGTTAAAAGATTCTCTCTTGACCCAAGAGACTGGAACCGGGCCTTTTATTACTGTAAATACCGGTTATTATAACAATTCCGCTTATATTGGCCCCAACGGAGATATTACAATTCAATATACATCAGGACAATTTGATGCCGATTTAGTCGGGGGTTATATTTATGTTTCTACTGGACAGTTCGTTAAATTAGAAGCGGCTATTAATACTGGCTACGGTGGGGTCGTTGTGACTAAAAACCGTTTTGATTTTGATCCACTTCTAGGATATATTTATCACCCTACGGCAGCCATGAATTTAGCGGCGGTAAGAAGCGGATTTGTAAGTGTTAGTTTTTATGATGAAATTGACAAGATGTTAATTCAAAACAATATTAATATTTCTACTGGATTATACATTTCAAATAATGCCGTGGTTCATAACCAAATTGCCGTCGGTAGTCTGACTATCGCAAACCAAGAAATTCATATTCTAAAATATTTTGAAGCTGACGGAGAGGGGGGCGGGGGCGGGGGATATGGCGGGTCTCCGATTAATTATGCTACCGCAACAGTTGTCGCCTCTGGGAATGTAGATGGTGTGATTTCTGTTTTATACTATTATCCAGCTTCGGGCGCTACAGTAAATTGGTAATGAAAATTTCCTTTTGTCAAACTTGTAAGAATAGGCTCTATCAGCTTAAGGAAACAATTTTCTCTAACCTTGATACCATTATTAATGATAGAAACTCTGAACTAATTCTGGTTAATTATGACGATAACGAACTAGAAGAATTCGTTAGGGCAAATCTAAAAAAATATATCGAGGAAAAGTATCTAGTCTATTTAAGAAAATATGATGCCCCCTATTTTGAGTTTTCAAAAGCCAAAAATCTGGCTCATTTAGCTGCGGCTGGCGAATTTGTTTTTAATTTAGATTGCGATAATTTTCTTGGGAATGAGATAAACGCCTACAGATCAAATTGGGAAAAATATCCTAATTCTATTATTCACGGGCTATCTACTTCAGATACTCGCGAAACTGATGGCTCCTATGGACGAATAGGAATGTTGAAAGCAACTTTCAATTATTTAGGGGGATATGATGAGGAAATGGTTGGTGTTTATGAGGACGGAGACTTAATTCAGAGATGCCTAAGACTAGCGATGCCCTATGCCCATATCGTAGGGACTAACCGCCCCGCCATTAGAAATACTCGTCTCGATACCATAAAAAATACAGCGAACAAAGATATGACATTCGAGGATTATTTTCGAAAAAATAAGTCATTATCTCTGGCTAAATTAAATAAGAATGGAATTACTAGAAATCAAAATAGGCTAGGGGTCGAGATGATAAAGAATTTCCAAGAGAAAATAAAAATTTAGTGTATATATGTTATATGAATGGCCATCAATCTTTACAAGAAATAAAAGCTAATCTAGATAATCTGGATACAAAATTTAACGAAATGAAAGCGGTATATGCCGATTCTCCCTCTCCTTCTTCAGATATAACCAGCCAAATTTGGAATATTTGTTATGATATGGTTAGTAGTTTAAGGAAATATGTCTATAGGGTAGAAGATGCCCTATACGAACATAAAAAGGGACACTTACCGCCTATCTTGGGTGCCGAACGGATGAACCGAGCATTAGAAGCTGTAGGGCTAGATGGCGATTATAAAGCAGAACCCAAAGAAATCTATGCTAATTCTAAATATAATGTAAAGGCCGGAAAAAACTCCCAATTCGAACTAGATTTGATTACTAATCGCACGAAGTAATTAGACCCATGCAAAATGGAATTTTCTATAATAGGCCGGAAAAATATAAGCATTCTATAGCATTTACTTCTAGGGTAAATCCTATTGTGTCTGCCGATATTGATAAATATATCTCTATTGCTTCCCAGTCTCAGTTTAAGAAATACCTTCCAAAAGATATTAATTTTGATGAAAAGGTTGATTTTTTGGGCGTTTGTGGCGAAGCCTTCATTGTAAATAAATTAAATGCCAATGACGATGGGATCAAAACTTCAGAAGGGTTACGGGTGGCCGATTTATTTCCCTTTAGTTTTATTGATGCCAATCATAACCGTAAGAATATTATAGGGGTGGTTGTAACAGCTTCGTTTGCCGAGTTTGGCACCGGAAAAGAATTAACTAGGGAAGAAGCCAGTAAGATGACCTCTCCATTTTCGGTTATTTTAAGTGGAATTGTATGGAAAGCTGCTAATCCTAAGTTAGCCGAAGTTATTGAAACATCAAGCGACCCAAGTTCTGATTGGTTTAATAAGATCTTTTTTTCATGGGAGCTAGCATTTGAAGATTTCGAATTGATTAAAATAGATGCTAATAAAACTAATTTAGAAGATGGAGAATTCGTGACCGATCCAGAACAGATTAGTAAATTAGAAAAAAAATTACGCTCTTATGGCGGAAAAGGTGTAGATGATAAGGGGAAAAAGATTGGTCGAATTCCGATCGGAGACGTAATACCTTTAGGATTAGGGATCGTTGAAGATCCTGCTGGGCAAGTCCAGCCAATCATAACCCAATCGCAAGTTTTACAAGCATCTAATAATAAAGAAGATATAGAGAAAGATAATAATATGAGCAAAGAAATAGTAGATAAATTAACGGCAATAGATGAGTCCTTCAAACTTACCTCAAATAAAATAATTGATATTTTAATTGCTAAGAAATGTAAGGCCGGAGAATGTCCGGAGTGTGGCCAAGAAATGGAGATGGAAGACCCAACGGAAGATGATACCGAGGTAGAATGCGCCAAATGTAAGACCAAATCCGCCGCAAAGAAATGGATGCCTTTCTGGAATAAAGAAAAGAAAGGGAAAGGCAAGGATAAAGAGCAAAAAGAAGAGGCTAAGGCTGAAAATACTGAAAATAACGCACATTTTATTTCACAATCTAATAAAGAAGTTGTAAAGGAGAATAGAAATAACAAAAATTTTATGAAAATTACTAAATTTGATGACCTGAACGATGAGAACATTAAGGAATGTTTGGCATCTGATTTGAAAGAGCTTTTTAAAAGTAAGATTACCGAAATCTCTCAAGACTGGGAAACCAAGACTAAAGAGCAGGAAACTGCGGCTAAAGCAGCCAAAGAATCCGCTTTGGATTTCGAGAATAAATATAAAGAATTAGAAACAAAGTATAAGGAAATCGAAGTTAAGCATAATACGCTGGCTTCCGAAATTGTCGAAAAGCAGAAAGTCGAAAGGTTCTCCGCTCGCATGTCTACTTTGGCTGATAAATACGATTTAAATGAAAAACAATCAAATTTAGTTGCAGAAGAAATTAAATTACTTGATAAAGACGAAGAATTTAATAAATACATGGAAAAAGCAGAATTGTTCTTTGCGAAAAAAGAAGCAAAAGCGGCTAAGACTGAGATTGTAGCCTCTACTACGACTCCAGAAGTTGATACGCAAAAAGCCGTTGACGATGCCCTTAAAGCTGCCAAAGCAAATGCTACGGCTGCGGTTCCTAATGCGTCCGATAGTACGACACAATCACTAGCCGATAAAAGCAAAGGAGCTTTCGGCCTTGACGGATGGGAAGTAATTTCTCGCAAAAGAAAATAATAAAATAATTATAAAATAAAAATTATTAGTGTAATTTAAAATAGATTTAACAAATAACGAAAAAATAATATGCCTACATTAGCACCACAAAGAGACTTCGATACACATGATGTAATTAATCAATACCGATTCAATCCAACTGGCACGTATCCGGTTACTAAAGGAACGTTTGTTCGCCCGTTTGGTTCTGGCATTGTTACTAATACCTCAAACTTGATAATGCTAGGTCCTGTGGGCGCGGCATATGCGAATAGCGTATCTCAGCGATACGGAGTGTATCCTTCCGTTGCTCAAATCACTGATTCTGGTGACATTCCGCTGGGGATGTTGCTTTATGATGTGCGCGAAGTTGATGAAAACGGCGAAAAGTTGATTTTCCACCCCGATAAAGCCGCCCAAATGCAGGTATCAATAAGCGGTCAGCCCGTTCCTATTGTTACTAGAGGATGGTTCGTATATAGCGGTGTGAATGGTACTCCAAGAGCCGGTGAGCCAGCTTATCTATATAATGACGGCGGTTTGACTGCTGTTGCTGCTGGCACAACGGTTACGGCTACCCGCGTTGGAACTTTCCTTGGGGAAAAAGACCCGAATGGGTTTGTCTATGTCAAGATCGCCCTATAATAAATAGAAGATTAACAATAACAACACAACTTATCTCATATTAGGAGAAAATTAAGATTATGATTAAATTAAAAGAAACACCAGAGCAAGTAGAAATGGCAAAAGCTATTGGTAGTAAAGACCCAGCCGTTTCTCGCCCCGCAGCCGAAGCATTCGCGGCAGCTATTGGGCCAGTGATTCAGGAAGTCCTAAATCACGCTGGCACCTCTCCATTGATTTATAATGATTACGCTTTTAATGAAGATGATAATCAATCTATTCCACTGGATTTATTCTATAATGAAGCGGTAGATTATATTAAGATTTGGAGCGCCTCCCCTATTGCTGGTGGCCTGCCTACGTCCGAAATTGCTGGCGTGGCGGAAATGAAATTTAGCACCTACGAACTAGAAGGTGAAGTTTCTTTCCTTAAGAAATATGCACGCAAGCATTATTTGAATGTTTTGTCCGCCGCAGTTGAAAGATTGACCAACGAAACCCTTGTGAAACAAGAGCTTCAGGCTTGGGCAGTTCTTTTGAAGGCGCTTGGTGAAGCGGCTTCCACTACAACTAACTCTACTACAACCAGTAAGCATACGATTGCGGCTGGTGTAGCAGGGGTCTTTAAGCTGGACGATTTGAATCGTTTGCTTACCTTGAGCAAGAGAATTAATCATTCTTATGCTAATGGTACTCCTACGGCTCCTTTCTCTCGTGGTGTTACCGACCTGTTCGTATCCGCCGAAATCAAAGAAGATATTCGAGCGTTTGCTTACAACCCAATGAATACTACCGCAGTACCCAATACTGACGAGTCAACTGCTCTCGGACTTCCAGATCAAGTTCGGCAAGAAATCTATCGTAATGTTGGTACATCAAGTCTCTATGATGTAAATATCACCGATTTGAATGAATTAGGCGTTAATCAGATTTATAATCAATTGTTTGCCCTGTATGCCTCTGGCAACATCGCCCCAGGAACTACCACATTCGTTCCCGCAACCCACGAACTGCTGTTTGGCGCTGACTTGAGTAAGCGTAACGCGGCTCTTCGCCCCGTGGCTGTAGATGCTTATGTTGGAAGTTCTGTGAACGTGAATGTAGATGACCAGTGGAGAGTTCGTGAAGACAAGCAGGGATTCTGGCTGAAATTGAAGGAAGGGCGTTTGGTTTTGGACAGCCGCGCATTCTTAGGGATTGTTGTCTGATAATCAACATCTTACAACCCGGATTTATTTCCGGGTTTTTTGTTGTGCATAAATAAAAACATTAAGCAATTTTTCAAAGATTCTATTTCACAACTTCCATTATATGCTGTAACATAAGACGAATATATAACAAAGTCTAAAAATATATGAAAATTGCTGATTTCAGAATCCAAACAACTGCCCCCGATGCGCCATCTGCCGGTGTAGTCGGACTTTACGCTAATGCTAGTGGTATCTTGCTAACCCAAAATAGTGCGGGTACAGTAACTCAAGTGGGCACACAATTTACTGGCGTTACCACGTCAGCCGCTCAAACAGGCGGTATTGCTAAGTTAGCTACGGGTGTGGTCTTTGGTGGTAAGGGAAGCGCTATTGCTACTGGGCTGGCTAATCCTACCGTCTGGATCCCATATACTTTCAACGGTTTGCCCTATTATATCCCGGCATATTCCTAATATTTAACCTCATAACAAATTAAGAGCAATATTAATTTATTGCTCTTTTTTTTTAACAAAAGGCTATTTTTAGTGTTAAGTAACATGAGCGGCGGATATAATAAAGGAACAAGGATAAATATGAAAAAAATAACGAAATTAAGTGATTTAAACCAGATTGACGGCCAGTTACACCCAGAACTCGAAGATAGTAAAGAAATTAGATCGCAGTCTTCTAAAATAACCCGGCTCGACCAATTATTAAATTCTGATATTGGATTTAATAAGTATAAGACAATGGACGCCGATGTTTATAAGAATGAGTTGGATAGCATGAACTTGGTGGAACTCCGAAGTCATGCAAATCGAGTCGCCGGAATTGTGCCGAGCGCAACTAGAGAAAGAGTAATTAAACAGCTTCTATTAGCATTTAGAAAACACGTCGCCGCATTTAATGTTCCCGACCATTCGGATAGTAATGTGTTGCTTTCCCGAAAGAAAGTAGAGATTGGTCTGGATATATTAAAAGCAGTTAAGTAATATTTTAGTGTAAATATTATTTGAGAATTATGTATGTTTCTGGAGACCCAGCAATTTATGCGTCATATATACATCAACTGCCGACCACAGTACAAGATGTGGACGATTTCATTACTGATGGGAATTCTTATTTAAATCAAACAACATCC